TGATGGACCTGGTGCTTATATCGGATACGATCAGATTGATGCCGAAGGTTATGTCTACTCCAATGAGTTCGGTACAATGAAACTGGTGAATCGTGAGAGGTTCAGTTATGCTAACTTCAACAATGCTAAGTTTAACAAAGAGGTGTGCCAGTGAGCGTGCTGTCCACCCATTCCCCAATCGCCCCCCCTCTGCCCCTTATACTGACTTCAGTTCAAACGAAACCCGATGAGCGCCACCACTTACAACGGTTACACCAACTACGAAACCTGGAATGCCGCCCTGTGGATTCAGAACGATGAGTTCCTGTACAACACCGCAAAGGCGATCGTAGAGTTTGCCGAACCCGACTGCACCCCCATCTACAACTGGCAGCGCTTCGTCCGCTGCATGGAGAACGGGCAGCGTTTCACCACTGGCGACGGCGTGCGCTGGGACAGTGCCAAAATCAACGACTTTCAAATGGGTGCGCTATTCGAGGAACTGTGATAGGATAGGACAGGGAACGGGACGCGCCCTAAAGACGCCCAATCATTTGTCTACCCTAACAAAGACACACTAAAATGACTCAAATCAAAACTCTCATCGCTGATAACATCTCTGAGATTATCAGTGATATGAATGAAGAACTGCTGCAGGATCGGATTATTCGTTTCTGGAAAAAGTTGGGTTCTCATTTGACTCTCAATCAACTGGTTAATCAGTATTGGAGCGATGAATCCAAATCGGAGTTCTTTGTGGACTTAGGTGTATCGTTCGGCAAACTGTTCGAACTGTATCTGCCCTTCAAGTTGCAGGAACTCGGTGCATCCGTTCTTCCTAAGTTTTCCAGCGCTGGTGACTTTATCGAAATCGTCGGTGATGACATCCAAGCGTGGGAAATTAAGACGGGACAGGGTACACATATCCAAGGCGCTACGCATTCTCCCAAAGAGAAAAAATCGTTGAATTTGGTACAGGTACTGTGGGCACCAGTTAAGGATAAGTCTCTGGATGAAATCCTGGAAACTGGGTGTTTCATTGAGGCGCTTAATGTCTGTGTCTTCACTGATGTCGTCGGTGAGTCGATTGGCGCTCATAGTGATAACAACTCCCGCACCAGTTTGAAGTTCCCCGTTTCGAAAGTGTCCGTCTGTGAGGATGCTTGTGTGTACGGTGAAATTAAACCTAACCGCACCTGGGTTGGGTTCACCAAACTGCCTGCATAATGCCATTCGTTCGTTAACAGCAGTTGGGGGTATTATGCCCCCTTCTTTATGCGCCCGCGTGTCGCCCCCGTGATCTAAAAACGCCTAACTACCCTAATCTATAAAGTGTTACACAAGCGTTCTAAAAATTCCGCCCGTACTATATAAAATCAAGAAAGGAAAACACAGAGATGCAAAAAAATCCGGACAAAAATTTTACGACTGTAGAGGTTGATCCAATAACTGGTGAGTACTATGTGAACATTCCAGAATGGGTACTAAATGAGTTCGGTTGGTACGAAGGCACCGTGGTAAACATGGAGGTAGAGGGTGACTGCATTGTGATAACCGAAGTCCGTGAGGACTGAACGGAGGTGTTTGACACCTACTAGATAATACTGTATGATACTGAAGTAACGTTACTTTCTTATGGCTAAAGGATTTACTGTAAAGGCAAAAGCGCCCACAGCACAGCAAAGCACCTCAGAGTGGGACTACGACAGAGCAAAAGAAATGCTCAGAGGAAAGTCAGTCGTATTCTGTCTTCCTGGAAGAGGTGTCTCATATACCTATCTGAAAAACTTTGTACAACTGTGTTTTGATATTGTGCAGAACGGCGCAAGCATTCAAATTTCACAAGATTATTCGTCGATGGTAAACTTTGCACGATGCAAGTGCCTTGGTGCGAATGTACTCAGAGGTCCCGATCAGATTCCCTGGGACGGCAAACTGAACTATGATTATCAGTTGTGGATTGATAGTGATATTGTATTCAACACTGAGAAGTTCTATCAGTTGGTTCTGATGGATCAGGATATCGCAAGTGGTTGGTACTGTACGGAAGACGGCAAAACGACTTCTGTTGCACACTGGATGGAGGAGGATGACTTCCGTAATAATGGTGGAGTCATGAATCACGAAACCATTGAGAGCATCTCTAAGCGTCGTAAACCATTCACCGTTGACTATGCAGGCTTCGGTTGGTTGCTCATCAAGCACGGTGTCTTCGAACACTCGGAGATGAAGTATCCCTGGTTTGCACCGAAGATGCAAGTCTTTGAATCTGGTGAGGTTCAGGACATGTGTGGAGAAGATGTATCGTTCTGTCTCGATGCAAAAGAAGCTGGATTTGAAATCTGGTGCGATCCTCGTATCAGAGTCGGACACGAGAAGACAAGAGTTATCTAAGATGGCTGACGTATCTTACAATATCTACTGTAAGGGGCGTAAACTCTTCTCTAACTTGACAGAGGAAGAGTATTTCGATATGATGGAGGACCTGTCGATAGAGTACTATCAGACGGGTTCTCCAAGACCTGAAGATCTTGAAACTGAAATTATTAGGAGATTAACCAATGGCAATGCGTAAGGGTGGCGGTTATGTGGAAGGCGCTCCCAAAAAAACTCGTCAGGGTAGAGGTATGAATACGAAGTACGCCGCGACTTCTCGCAATAAAGCTAGGAAGAAGTATCGCGGACAAGGTAGGGGTTAAATAGGACAGTTATACAAGTCTTATGAGTTGTCTCATCACCAACCTACCATCACAAGAAGTCTGGGTTCGTAAAGAATATCTGACGGATCATCAGAGTGGACACGGTGAGTTTGTAAAGGGCGTCTGGGTTTCGGCAAAGTCGATTCCTGGACGTGCTTTTTATTTTGAGACATATCTACCAGAGTATGCGGCAATGTATGATAAGTTGCCCATTAGTGCCTTTTTATCTCGTCCAGAGACACCAAACCCTGATATGGACTTGCCAAACCTACAGTTTTGGAACTGTATGGACTATGGTGTAGTCAGTGTTGATAAAAAATTCATTGGTAGTATGGACTTTGAGTGTTATACACGCGACTTTGGCATCCAAAAGGGCGTCTATATCTGCACTCTGGACAATTATCACCGAGATCCAGACATGGTTGACTGGGCAACAAGCGAAAATCCTGCCGAACACAAGTCACACAACCTTATTGAGTTGAATAATGGGCAATATGCACTCTATCCCAACAACAGATTGCGTATTTTTGACAATAGTTTGACTCCTGCCGAACCAAAAATGCCCGATTTTAAGGTTTCGACTCAATATTATCAGGTGGAATGTGGTTATGAACGGTTAGGAATGGGAAATGAGGACGAATATCACTGGAAAACCGCTCAAGAACGCGAAATAAATACCAATAAGGGATAGCAACCCCTCTAAAAGTTCTGATTTTAACGAATCAGGAGCTAAAATGGGACAATCACCTGTCGATAGAAACAAAGAGTACATGAGAGAGATGTGGGGAACCACTAAACTCGCCTCTGACTATGGTTCAATGCAACATAATCCACCAAAAAGAGTGATTACAGAGGTGATGCACGACAATGCACCACGTCATGACTTCACAAAACAGTCAGAATTGCACGAAAAAATTCGCAATGACGAAGACTATGATGATTGGGAGTACGGTACAGAGCCGATTTACGGATGATTTGGGTATTAAATATAAATAATCCAACAGAACTCTTTACCTAATGGCGATCCAGAGGATATCCAGAGCATTTAAGGACATTAGTTTGTCTTTTGAGCCTCATCCCATCACAAAAGATCTGCAAGTTTTAAAGAATGAGAATGCGATTCGTAGATCTGTCAGAAATATTGTAGAAACAATCCCAACAGAGAGGTTTTTTAACTCCCTGTTGGGTTCTGACGTAAGAAGAAGTCTCTTTGAATTCGTAGATTTTGGTACTGCATCGGTTATTCAAGGACAAATTGAAATTGCCATTGATAACTTTGAACCTCGTGTAGAAAATGTAATCGTTGAAGTTGAACCAATACCAGACGACAACGTATTCAACGTGACTGTTATATTTGACATTGTAGGACAAGAGTTTCCAACACAAGAATATTCATTCCTCTTAGAGGCAACGAGATAAAATGCCTTTTACAAAATATACAAACCTAGATTTTGATCAGATAAAAACTTCTATCAAAGACTATCTCCGTGCTAACTCCACGTTCTCGGACTTTGACTTCGAAGGATCTAACTTTTCGGTATTAATCGATACTCTGGCGTATAATACCTATATTACGGCATTTAACTCTAACATGATCGTTAATGAGTCCTTCTTGGACTCGGCAACTCTTCGTGAAAATGTCGTTTCTCTTGCCAGAAACATTGGTTATGTACCTCGCTCTAGAAACGCCTCTAAGGCAGAAATATCCTTTACGGTATCAACTAGCGTAAGCACTCCCACACTCACCTTGAAGGCGGGTATAGTGTGCGTAGGAAGTGCAAATGATTCTACGTACACCTTTGCCATACCAGAAGATATAACGGCAAACGTTGTCAATGGAAGTGCAACTTTTAGCAATATTACGGTTTACCAAGGAACGTTCTTGGTAAAGCAATTTACCTATGATGGTTCTTTAGATCAAAGATTCATCATTAACAATTCATTCGTCGATACATCAACGATTTCAGTATACATTAAAAAGGCAAGTGATTCTGGCATTGGAATTGAATATGAAATGTCAGAGAACATTTTCGATGTAAAAGAAAATTCGAGAATATTCTTTATACAAGAAATTCAAGATGAAAAGTATGAGATTATTTTTGGTGATGGCATCATCGGCAAAAAACTTGGAACAGACGTTAACTCTGATGGAGAGATTGTCACAGTCAACTATATTATTACCGACGGTTTAGAAGGCAATGGAGCTTCATCATTTGCCTTCTCGGGAACATTAGAGTCTGCTGCTGGACAAGTTATAAATCCAGGAACTGTAACTATAACAACTAATCAGGCGTCTCAGAATGGCGCTGAGATTGAGCCAATCAGTTCTATCAAGTATTATGCCCCAAGACTGTATTCTTCCCAGTACAGGGCGGTTACAGCAAGGGATTACGAAGCAATTATCAAAAAGATATATCCCGATACTGAGTCAGTTTCTGTTGTCGGTGGAGAAGAATTGGATCCTCCACAATTTGGAACAGTTCAAATCAGTATTAAACCAAAAAATGGTAGTTTTGTTTCGGACTTTAACAAATCTCTGATTCTTTCAGAGTTGAAACAATACTCCGTTTCCGGCATCAATCAAACACTTGTAGATCTTAAGATTCTTTATGTCGAATTGGATAGCTCTGTTTATTATGATTATAACAAAGTATCAAATGTAAATAGTTTAAAATCTAAAATAACCTCTTCACTGAACACTTATTCACAATCTATTGATTTAAACAAGTTTGGTGGAAGATTTAAGTACAGTAGAATTCAACAAGTAATTGATAATACCGATGTGGCAATCACATCAAACATTACAAAGATTATTATACGTAGAGATTTAAAACCAGCAATCAATACTTTTGCTCAGTATGAGTTGTGTTTTGGAAATCAATTCCACGTAAATCCTGAGGGGATTAATATTAAATCTACTGGATTTAAAATTTCTGGAGAATCTTCTACAGTATATCTTTCAGATACTCCTGTAGTTAGTGTAGGTGGGAGATCCATAACCACAGGTTCTGAGGCATCGAATGTTTTCTTTACTAGACCAGCAAATCTTTCTGCATTAACAGGAATTATATCAATCATTAAACTTGATTCTGGAGGTAATCCAGTTGTTGTCGTAAAGGATGCAGGAACAGTTGATTATGTGAAAGGAGAGATTAAACTTACAACTGTGAATATAACATCAACCTCAAGACCAAACGGCATTATAGAGGTTCAGGCATATCCAGAGTCTAATGATGTTGTTGGACTCAAAGACTTATATTTGACATTAGATATTTCAAAAAGCGCAATAAATATGGTAAGAGATGTGATTGCTTCCGGTGATGAAATATCGGGAACTAAATTTGTTAAAGACTTCTACACATCAAGTTATTCTAACGGAAATTTAGTAAGAAAGTAATATGATACAGACTGGATTTGAGTCTAGAGTAAAAGTACAGCAAATCGTAGAGAGCCAACTTCCAAGTTTTATCTTGGATGAAAGTCCAAATGCTGTTGAGTTTCTAAAACAGTATTACATATCACAAGAATATCAAGGTGGTTCAATTGATATTGTTGACAATTTAGATCAATATTTAAAATTAGACAATCTAACTCCAGAAGTAATAGTTGATACAACCACATTATCTTCTGATATAACTGACTCATCTACGACAATTTCAGTTTCCAGCACCAAAGGATTTCCCAATCAATATGGTCTGTTTAAGATTGATGATGAAATCATCACTTACACCGGAATAACAACAAATAGTTTTACTGGATGTATTCGTGGATTTAGTGGAGTAACAGAATATAAAGAAGAATTAAATCAAGAAAACTTAGTATTTTCCACATCGACTGCCTCATCTCATACTGCAGACACTTCCGTAAAGAATCTTAGTTCTTTATTTTTAAAGGAATTTTATAAAAAATTAAAGTACACCTTCACGCCTGGATTTGAAGATTTAACATTTGCCGAAGAAATTGATGCTGGCAATTTCATAAAGCAGGCAAAGAATTTTTATGAGGCAAAGGGAACTGATGAAGCTATTAGAATATTATTCAATGTTCTTTATGCAGAAACACCCACAGTAGTTAATCTAGAAGATTACTTAATCAAACCATCTTCTTCAAATTATATAAGAAGGGAAATCGTTGTTGCTGAAGCAGTTTCTGGCGATCCACTTAAGTTGGTGGGACAAACCATTAAAAAAAGCACGGATGAAACAACTAGTGCTTCAGTATCTTCTGTAGAAATCTTTAGGAGAAAGAATAAGACATATTATCAACTAGAACTTTTCGTTGGATATGATGATGAATCATCCGTTCAAGGTAACTTTGCAATTACGCCAATTACACAATCGATAGAAACGGTTTCTGTAGGTTCATCATCTATTGCTGTTGATTCAACTATAGGATTCTCAGAGTCTGGAACAATTGTATCTGGCAACAATACTATTACTTACACTGGTAAGAGTGTCAATCAGTTTTTTGGATGTAGTGGAATCAGTAATTCTATATCACCAACGAACAACGTTAGATCTCAAGACACATATTTTGCATATGAAAATGGAGACACTACAAAAAAAGTAGAACTCATCTTTTTTGGGGTACTTGATGATATTGTACAAATTGGTAGCAAAATTAACGTAGATGAAGGAGATATTGTTTATGTAAAAAATTATGGCGATAAGGTTAAAAATGATTCAGAAACATATAAGCAAACCTTTTCTAACTCTTGGTTGTATAATACCAGTGTCAGATATGAAATTGAGGACAACAGCACTTTAAAATTATCATCTACTATTGATAGATCTAGCTTAAAAGTTGGTGATGAAGTAGAGATTTTAGAGAGGGGAACAGAAGACGTAGTATCTGCGAGTGGTGTTCCATATATTGAGTCTATCAACGAAGGGCAAAATAGTGTAGTCATAGCAAATTTGCCATCTTTAACCTCAGGTGAAGAGTATGATGTAAGAAGAAAACTTAACAAATCAACTTCATCGGCAACTGGTATTCAGTTTGGTAATAGAAAGGTTTTATCCGATGTATTGAATTTGTATAGTGAGTCTGATGAATATGCTTACGTTGCATCCAACTCTCTACCATCCGGAACAAGAACTGGTATCAATACTGCAGATTATAGATTTGATATTGCTGCTGAATTGAAATCAGTAACAGTATCAAACTCATCAAACTTTACTGATCTGTTTGATGGAACTTATTCAACAATAACACTAAATTCTGATGTACCATTCGTAAATGGTGATAAAGTTTACTATAAACCAGTTGGTGAACCGCTTGTTGGATTGCAAACTGGGTACTATTATATTGAGGTTCAATCAAATCCACAGAGATTTAAATTATATGCTTCTCCAGCATTTATTGGAAGCGCACAAAATATAAAGTTTGATACTCCATCGTCTGGGATTGGAACACATAACTTCATTCTTCATTCGCAACAAGAACGTGTAATCGGAGCACAAAAACTTTTAAGAAAGTTTCCACTCCAAAAAAATATTAAAAACGGAAAAGATGAAACAACAATTCCAGGTTCAACTGGAATGTTGATTAATGGCGTTGAGATTAATAATTATAAATCAACGGATAAAATCTATTACGGTCCATTATCGGCAGTAAATATCTTAAATGGGGGAAGAGACTTTGATGTAGTTAATCCTCCACTTCTAAGTCTATCAAGTGGTTCTGCAAAAATACAACCAGTTGTAAGTGGTGGACTGAAAAAAGTATATGTTGATTCCCAAAACTATGATGTTGACAAAATCATTTCTATTAGTGTCAGTGGTGGAAATGGAAGCGGTGCAACAATTGAACCTGTTCTTGCAAAAAGAGTAAGAAGTGTCAACTTCGACTCAAGAGCATTAGTTGATGGTGGTGGTGTAAGTACATCAACGAATCAAATCGTATTTTTACAAAATCATAATTTTGTCAATGGGGAAGAAATTGTTTATAGCTCTCAGGGAAATCCAGCGGTTTCTATAGGAATAACTGACAAGTTAGCTAATAATGCATCTTACTTTGTACAGGTAGATAATAATTCAACCGTCACTTTATATAATTCTTTAAGCGATCAACTTTCAAAAACAAATCCCGTTGGTTTATTTTCTGGTTCTAACGGAACTCACAAGTTCTCTACGGCAAAATCCAAAAATGTAGTTTCTTATGTAAAGGTTGTAAATGAAGGTTCTGGTTATACTAACAGAAAACTAATCGTAAAACCTGCAGGAATATCCACCACTAAAGATACTATTAATTTTGATAATCATGGATTTAATACTGGAGAACTTGTAACTTATGATTTTGAAACAATGCAAATAACGGGCATATCAACTTTAAATCAATATTACGTATTGAAACTAAACGATGATTCATTTAGACTATGCGATGCTGGTGTAGGTGGAACAACAACATCAAACTTTGATAGAGAAGATTATATTAAATTTACAGATACTGGAGTTGGTTATCAGTATTTTAGTTATCCAAATATTTCTGTTTCCATCAACTATGTCAATACTGGAATAGGATCTACAACACAAGAATATCAAGAACTAGTAACAACACCGGTTGTTAAGGGTGAACTTATTGATGCATACCTCTATGAATCTGGTACTGGATACGGTACTACGATATTGAATTTTGAGAAGAAACCGCTGATTACTATAAAAAATGGAAAAGGAGCACAGATAACACCAGTAATAATAAATGGTTTAATTAACTCTGCAAACGTCACATATGGTGGATTAGAGTATAACTCAGTACCAGATTTAGTTGTTGAGGATTCTAGCAACTCTGGTACTGGTGCAGAATTGAGAGCAATAATTAGTGGAGGAAAAATATCTGAAGTTAAGGTTATTAGTGCTGGAATTGGATACTCCGCATCTTCTACAAAGGTTAAAGTAGTTCCTTCTGGAAGAAATTCAGTAATTGATGTAAATGTAAGAGCACTGACAGTTAATGATAATTCTAAGAGATTTTCCACAGGAGAAGTTCTACTAAATGGTGATAATAAGTTAGAGTACTCTGTTTCAGAATATTTCCAGAACCTTAGAACATCATTTAGAGAATCGCCTGGATCCGTATCAGGAATCATTGGATGGGCGTATGATGGAAATCCAATCTATGGACCTTTCGGGTATAGTGATCCAGAAGATACTACATCAACGGTAAAAACTTTAGTTTCTGGATATGAACTTGATATTTCTGCGGTTGTGGATAGACCTTCTGGATTTGAAAACGGTTACTTTATTGAAGATTATTCCTTCAAGAATGGTGGAGACTTAGACAAACACAATGGAAGATTTGAAATAACAGAAGAGTTTCCAAATGGTGTTTATGCTTACCACGCATCTCTGAATGCATCAAATAATTCGCCAGTATTCCCATACTTTATAGGAAATACATATCGCTCAGAGTCTATTAAAGATGTAGATCTTAATCAATCTTTTGATTTTAATGAATCTTCTTTACTTAGAAATACATTCCCATACAAAGTATCTGAAAATAATGCAAATTATGATTTTATTACTGAAATTGGAGATGTAGCAAAACAACAAACTGTCATAGAGTCTGTAACAAGCGGTTCTATTCAATCTATAGCAATTGAAAATTCTGGTGACAATTATAAAGTCAATGATTCTTTAACCTTTAAGGAAACTGGTACATCTGGATCTGGGTTGGATGTAAGAGTCTCAACTATTGAAGGAAAATCCATTACAACATTAGATACAACATTTAAAGAGTATCTTGATTCTATTTTCACCTGGGAAAGTGATGGTAAAGTAAAAGTAACCGTGTTGCCAAGTCATGAACTTCTAAGTTCGGATTATGTAACTATTTCCGGTTTCTCCACAAATATATCAAAGTTAAACAATAACTATCGGATTACTGTTCCTTCATATACCAACGGTGTATGCTTATCTACAGTAACTTCAGCATCTGTCGGATTTACCACTGAGATTTACGTTTCTCCTGTTCCACCACAAGTTTCCGTTGGAAGTAGCATTGGAATTGGAACAGAAACTTTGAGAGTTTTGGGAATCTTTGGAAATGAAAATATTCTTAGAATTGAAAGAGGACTGACTGGAGTATCTCACACTCAGGGATCTAGTGTAACTTTCATTCCTGACTCATTTACAGTTTCCGAGACAGTTGAATATTTTGACTCCAAAATTAATAATAAGGTATTCTTTAACCCTAGAGAATCGTTGGGTGTTGGAACTATAACTGGGGTGTCAACTTCAGTAACATTTAATTTTGGCGATACTACCAAAACAAGAGATATTATTTCTAAAGGTATATTCCTAGAAAATCATCCATTCACAACTAATCAACGCATTTCATATACCAGTAATGGAACTAACGTATCCATCTCGACTGATGGATCAACAACGTTTACAATGCCATCGACATTATATGTCGTAAAGAAAAATTCAAATCTTATCGGCATTAAAACACAGATTAGTGGACAAGAAGTATTCTTCCACACAAACGGCGATAATGATGATAGATACCTATTCGAATCATCATATTCTCAAGTATTGGGAGATGTTCAAAAATCTCAAACAACGGTATCGGTATCCACATCACATGGATTAACAAATGGCGATACTGTCAAGTTAAATGTTAAACCAAATCTTTCTGTTGGCATTGGTACGTCAACTGCCGTTCGCGTTCTCTATAAGACAGATATTAATAGTCTTGTAATAAATCCTATCGGTTTTAATTCAACTGGAATCAATACAACAACAAATGTAATTACATTATCCAATCATCAGTTAAAAACAGGAGATAAGGTATATTTTGAAGATGCAGATAATGTATCTTTAGATAAAAATTATTTCTATGTTTATAAAATAAATTCTAATGAGATTAATCTGTGCGAAACGTATAAAGATTCTCAATCTAGTCCACCAATAGTTGTAAGTATTGCTAGCACCGGTGGATCAAATCAGTCCTTATCACTGATAAATCCAACGATTGAATCTGTCAAAAATAATAATTTAGTCTTTGACTTGACTGATTCATCATTAGACGGATACGAGTTAAAATTATTCTATGATAATGACTTCAATAATGAATTTATTTCAATTGGCAATACAACAAGTTTTGTCGTCTCTGGAGTTGGTACTGCAGGCATTTCAACAAATGCTTCTCTCACAGTAAACTATAATGCCAATATACCAGAAAACTTATATTATACTTTAGTAGATGATGGTACAGTTTTAAAATCGGATACAGACGTTAGAAATAGATCAAGAATAAAATTTGTTAATAGTACATATAATAACTCATATAGTGTAAGTGGAGTTGCTGCGACAACATTTGTAGTCAATTTAAATCAAAAACCAGAAAAACTTTCATACACACAATCTGAGTGTGATACATTAGAGTATACTACAACATCACTATCTGCTAAAGGTCCTGTTAAAAACTTTGATATCATATCAACTGGATCTGGATATAAGAAGTTGCCAACTTTACTGTCAACAAACTCCGAAGATGGTAAGGATTTAATTGTAACAGCAGTATCAAATACTATTGGTAACCTGAACAAATCTAGAAGTATTAGTGACAATTTTGTATATGTCTCAGATAAGACTTTAAGACCTCAAGCAAACATATCTCCACTCATTACTGTCAAAGATTCAAATACAATTCTTGATGTTGAAGTTGTCAATTCTGGTGAAGGATACACTAAGGCACCATCAATAGTTGTTGTTAATTCAGATACTAGAGACGTTATTAACTCTGGCGTTTTTGATGTTTCTATAACTGGTACATCAATTCAGTCCGTAGATGTTTCTTTACAACCTAAAGGACTCCCAGGAAAATCTGTTGAACTTTTCACAACTAATAACACAAATGGTATAAGTGTTCAGCAGGTTCAATCTTCCTCCAGTGGAATTTTTACATGCATTATAACAACACCAACAATTAATGGAATTACAAGTTTTACTGTACAACCATTCGAAATCGGTGATAAAGTATTTGCTGAAGGAATTCAAAAGTATAGCACTGATGGTGAAGGATTTAACTCTTCCGATTATGGTTATAGATTCTTTGAAGTAACAAATTACATTAAAGGACTTACTGTTAACGATCAGGTTGTACTTAGTATTTCTGGTCTTGGAACAAATACTGGAATAGCAAAAACAATACAAGATTCGTCAGGAATATTGATTAATCAAGATGATTACCCAACATTTAATGTAACTCAAGTAATAGGCGAATTTTTAGTCGGTGAAACATTGGTTAGTGGTGGCATAGAGAGAGATTTGAAAGTTGTACAAAGTAATCAAAATATCTTGAAAGTTTCTGGTTCTTATGAGTTGTCCGTTGATGAAAAGATAACAGGACAGCAGTCTGGAAATGTTGCAACTGTTTCTAAGATAGAATCTAATGCGGGTGAGTTTATAATCAACTATTCCAATAAAAAAGATCTTGGATGGACAGATGAAATAGGTAGATTGAGTGAAGATTTCCAAGTTATACCAAACAATGACTACTATCAAAATCTTTCATATACAATCAAGAGTTCCAAAACTTGGAAAGAGCAAGAATCTCCAGTTAATAACTTGACGCACGTCAGTGGACTGAAGAACTTTGCTGATGTTGGATTAACATCATCTATTGTTAGAGGAGCTGATGGTAACAATGCTGGTGTAAAAACTGCTTACAGCGATTCAAATGTATATGCATACATTACTGATGAAAATCGTGTTGATGCAATTTACAATTTCGATAACGTTCTTGATATTGACGTAGTTGGTTCGAAATCAAAGTTCTTAAAGTTAGAAAATAAAAAACTCACTGACTTCATTGAATTGAGAAGTAATGATGTCTTGGCAATAGATGACATAAGCGATCAATTCTCTAATAGTGATGCAGACATCACCGAATTTGCAAATCTTACAAAACTTGGTGACTATAGTTATGACAACTACATGTTTAGGGTAACAAATTCTGATAATACTGAGATTCAGTTTAATGATTTGACAATCATAAATGATGGAACATCTGCTTTCATTCTAGAAAATGAATTTTTAGTCAATCGCGGAACTGATGAATCTCCAGGAGAAGAATATGGAACATTTGATTTATTCACGGATAGTTTTAACGACACTTATTTGAGATTTAATCCAGATGATCCAAATGACACCGATTATGACATCAAACTGATTAGACAAACATACAATAGTCAAATCGCTGGTGTAGGAACTACCTCAATTGGATTTGTAGATATAACAGGAACTGTAAACATCGAATCTTCGGGGACTGGAATATCCACAATTATTAATATCGATCCTAATAAATTTGAATCATTATACATGACGGCACATGTTGTCGATAATACAAATAATGATATGAATTATGTGAAGTTGTACATTTCCCACGATGGAACTGATAGTTATCTTTCAGAGTACTATGCTGATAGTGAAGACAGCACAAACTTCTCTGGAAACGCTATCGGTACATTTGGTGTCAACTTATCTGGTGGAGTCTTAAGTATTACACATACAAATGACACCACACACCCAGTTAGAATAAGTTCTCAGGTTGTTGGATTTGGAACTACTGCCGTTGGAGTTGGAACGTTCAGATTTATAACCAGTGGACAAACACCAGGAAATGAAAGAAGTGCTGTTTATGAATCAAAATATTATCAGACAGTTTCTGCAGCAGCTACATCTATTTTAACTCTAGATAGAAATCTATTCAATTCATCCAAAACATTTGTTGAGGTAAGTATTGGTTCGACAAAAGCACTCCACCAAGTGTTGGCGATTCATGATAATACTGACGTATATACTCATCAGTTACCGTTCCTTTCCATAGCAACTACTGATGAATTTGACACCGCATCGGGAGTGGGAACCTTCGGTGGCGAAATTGATGGCAATAATCTAATAGTTAAGTTCTATCCTGATAATAATCAGACAGACATCATTGACATTTCTGTTCTCAGTAAATCACTTTATACTGAACTAGACATTGCAAATGAACCAATTGCACTGACTTATGGAACCATAGATGAAAGAATTGATGAAAAGTTCTATAACTCAATAAATGGCGATAGAATTAACAAGTATGATTTTGAACTCACCACGAATGGTACTCCTATTTTTGCTAAAACATTTAATCCAGATTCGGTAGCATTAGCAAAAACAACGGGTGTATTCTCAATCAATAATCACTTCTTTAGAACTGGTGAGGAGTTGATTTATACTCCAGATTCAACTTTTGTTGGAGTTGGCACTAGTGCTATGAGATATAACGCTAGCGACGAATTGCCACAAACAGTATTTGCTATTAAGTTGACTGAAAATACTTTTAAAGTTGCACTCTCCAAATCTGATGCTCAAAGTGGAACTGGAGTTACCTTTACAACTTTTGGTGAAGGTAATGCCCATAGATTTACTATGGCGAAGAGAAGTTCTAAAGCGATTATCACCATTGATAATCTGGTACAGTATCCAATAGCAGCTACCAAGATAACTCATGAGTTGTCTGGTAACGGAGGACAAATTGGCACTGCTTCGACAATATTCACACTGAGTGGGATATCCACAATAAGACCGAAAGACATATTAAAAATTGATGATGAGTATATGGAAGTTTCCAACGTAGGATTGGGAACAACCAACGTAGGTCCTATTACTAATACTGGATCAGAAAACTTAGTCTTAGTCAAGAGAGGATTTGTTGGAACCTCAGCAACTTCACATACAGATACTACAACTGTAAGAGTGTACAAAGGTGCGTTTAATATCGTAGACAGTACCATACATTTCACTGATGCTCCAAGAGGAAATCCACAAATTGATAAGACTGACTCAAACTTGGATTATGAAACATCAGATTTTACTGGAAGAGTATTCTTAAGATCTGACTATACAGGAAACCAGATTTATGATGATATTTCAGATGAGTTTACTGGAATAGGTAGAACCTTTACATTGTTGGTTGGTGGTGCAAATACAACTGGACTTGGATCAACGGGTGGAAGCGGAATCGTATTTGTCAATAATATTTTCCAGACACCGACTACAGATAACAACAGATCTAATAATTACGTTATTAATGAAGACACTGTTGCTGGAATCACTACAATAGTCTTCTCCGGACTTACAAAACCAGATGTAGATCCATTAGAATATGTCGTTTCTGAGTATGATATAAATCAAAATGAAACCCCTAGGGGCGGTATTATTGTATCTCTTGGTTCTACCCCAGGATTAGGTTTCGCACCTCTTGTAGGGGCGTCTGTGACTGCCGTAGTTGGCGCTGGAGGTTCAATCGTATCCATTGGACTTGGAACAACAGATTTCAATGGTTCTGGATACAATGGATTAGTATCCATTGGCATTAGTGTTTTTGAATCTGGACATGTTGGTGATGTAGCTAATATTTCTGCCACCGTTGGTGTTGGTGGAACATTAACATTCTCTATTGGTGCTGGTGGAACTGGATATACAAATCCATCAGTATTTGTATCAGATCCTTCATATGAAAATCTTCCAGTAGTTGGTGTTTCTAGACTTGGTATTGGTGCAACCACCGATACTGGCGTAGGACTTTTATTAGATGTGAAGGTAGGACCTTCTACTGCTGGTATAGGTTCAACACAGTTTGAAGTCACCGAATTTAAGATTGCAAGACAGGGTTATTCTTTCCAAAGAGGTGATGTATTCAAACCAGTTGGACTTGTAACCGACGGTTCTCTTTCATCACCAATATCCGATTTCACCCTGACTGTTCTTGATACATACTCTGACAATTTCTCTGCCTGGGAGTTTGGACAACTTGACTATATTGATTCCGTTAAAAATTATCAAGATGGAACTAGAGTTAGATTCCCACTATTCTATAATGGCGAACTTCTAAGTTTTGAACCTGCCGATTCTTTAGCAGTTAATCAGAATTTAGAAAATCTACTTGTAATCTTCGTTAATGGAATTCTTCAAGAACCTAATGCTGCATATAGATTTACCGGTGGAACATCTTTTGTCTTCACTTCTCCACCTAAAGTAGAGGATGACATTGCAATCTTCTTCTATAGAGGAATCACTGGAACTGACAGTGTTTTGATTACTGGAATAAATGAAACTTTAAAGGTTGGCGATAAAGTTCAAGTATTGAAGAATGATTCAATACCTGGCACAATAACACAGGATGAAAGAACAATAACTGATTTAACATATTCTGATAAGTTTGAGACAGATTCTTATCCAGGTCCTGGAATAGATGAAACTAATCCAAAACCATTAACCTGGCTCAAACAAAAAGTTGATAAGAAAATCAATGGTGAAAATGTATTCAAATCAAGAGATTCTATAGAGTCTTTAGTGTTCCCAACGGCAAGAATTATCAGTGGTTTCTCCACAACGGACAATGAAATCTTTGTTGATAATGCAGAAATCTTTGATTATGAAAGTGATAAGGGAGCAACTTCACCTCCAACTAGTTTTGCAGGACTTGTTATTAATGGTATTTCAACCACAGCAGATGATTCAGTTGAACTTATATCCAATTTCGTTAACATCGATGGATTCTCTGGTATTGTAACTGGTATTACTACTGCAGTTGGAACTGGTGCTAATCCACTGGCACTAGAGTTTGCAATTAACTCATCATCTTTCGCAGGATTGTCCACAGGTTATCCAATCTATATTTTTGATACAAGAATTGGCAGTGGTGTTACTTCAATCGATGATTCTGACGCTGCGGTAGTTGGAATCGGAACAACCTTCCTTGATAATGTTTATACCATTGCAAGTTGGCACAGTTCTGGAACTATCGGCATTATAACTTGTAACGTTATTTCTGGTTCACCAATTGTTGGACTTGGAACAACTGGAAGCACAACAAATCCAGTAGGAAAATATTCTTGGGGCAGATTGTCCAATATCAGTGGCGGTCTCACAAGATCGTCAAATCCAATCTCTATCGGAGTAACTGGTAACACTGTAGCTGGACTTTCCACTTATCCTACCATCCAAAGAAG